GCATTGCGTGCGCGATATGCTGCTCTGCAAATAGAATATCCATGCGTATTATAGAGCCACTCTGAATAGCGCATCAGATATTCGCTCTGAGTTGTAATTGGTGCACCAATTTCTTTTTCGTATTTTGGGCCATGGATTGATATGGGATATGTCACAGATGTATCTGTCCATATGAGAGCATTGGGCTTTCGTAATAAAACTTTTTGAAATCCATCTGTCCATTTCTGACCAGGACGTTTAGTGTGAATAATGCTAGACGATGGGAAATCCAATATCTCTATATCTGAATAATGAATTCTACTCAACGATTCTAATGCGTCAGCTTCTTCAGACATAGCTTCTGGAAATGCTTTTCTTAATTGAACAACACACTGCTTATCGCGTTCTCCGATATAGTGGACTTCAATCTCAAACATCCCACGAATTATGGTGGACATAATTCCAGCTCCACCAAAGTATTCTCTGATCCATCGTTTAGACTCTATAGATTGGATACCACCAAGCAGCCACTCTGTAGCATTACATTTCGCAGCAACTAAATCAGAATGCTGAGAAACATAATGCATGTATGAACGTTCATTCCTAGACGTCTGATCTTCATCGACTAATGGAATATAAAATGGAAGTTTCCATTTTCCACAGATAGTAGCTGTAGCATAGATTTTCATAGGAAGTCTAACAGACTTACGTTTTCGCTTTTAGATACTTTAGCTGCTTCTTCCGGAAACCCATTATTGCTTAGATAATCTGACCACTCTTTTGTTTCCCACATTCCAGCTGAGACTCCATTCCAACCTTCATGCCATTCCTCATGATCTTTATTATCTTTTCTTGTGTAGACAAATTTCCTGCGAAGATTTTCTTGTTCGACAGAAGAACAATCCAACATAGATGACCTGAAATACATTACGACAGATATCCTTTCAAATCCTTCGTCAGATGAAATCAGAGGAACGTTGCCATGGATTTGGTGAGCATCCATAAGCAATAGATCTCCGGGTTTCACATCTACGCAGACTTTATACTCAGGCATGCAGAGATACATACCATCAAAGTTCTTTCCATCACTCAATACAGTAAGATTGCTAAATCCTGCTGGAGCATTAATTCGTTCTGTTTCACATAAATCTCCGGCATCTCGATGACAAGCTGTCCTGAAATCTTTATTGATCGTTATGGTTGTGTAGACTGAATTACCAATACGCCAGCCAGTATCTTTCAGTTGTTTGACGGATTCATTCTGTCCATTCCATCTGATCGGAAAGTTGTCTTTAAAAACTTTAGACGCTGCTTCGAATAGAGGATATCCTTTTTGAAATAGATCTGGATTTGCGGCACTCCAAGCAGTTTCTCTGCAAAAAGGAATACGAGGATAACGATCAAAATATCCAGCAGTTCCAGAATATACAGAATTTCCATAAGATGTATCTGATATCAACTTGCGAACTTCTATTGCAGCCTGCTTTCTTTCTTTCCTAGATAATTGTCTAGTCGTTTCTACCCATTGTGTGAAATCAAATTCTGCAGTTTTCTTTACAATCCAAATTGCTCCACCTTTAATATTGCCACCACCAGCAGCACCACGACCCTCTAGTGGTTCATTAGGCGTTTCACGTAGGATATCATCTAGCTGATCTGTTCCAGATGCAGATATTGGAGATCCCGCTAGAAAGTAATTGATGATTGCTTTTTCTAGCTTAGTAACCCACCTGCGTTTCCCATGTCCAGTATCAGTCGGCATTATCTGGAACTCATCACGATGAGTTCCTGCAGCAAGACCACGATTGTCAGATTGACTAGCACCTTCACGCAATCCGATATATGCCGGATCAGTAATGCTCTTAGGAAATACGTTCTTACGAAACTTCAATAGACAATTATTCTCGTGTGGACTTTCACCTGGGCCCAAAGGCTTATACACATCGCAATCTTCATTAACAATATAATTGTATGCGTCGTGCTCTAGAAATTTACCTAATAGATGCTCACAGTCAATCTGCTCTGTCAATATTATCTGCTTTGTCATAATATAATTCCAATGTTATTGTGTATCTTTATGTATGTTCAATTTTAGAGTTCTGTATGGTATTGTGAAAATATTTTTTGCACCAATTGGGACTTTTGGAAATAGGTCTTCAAGAACAAAGATGAAAACGACATCTTTATTTTTTCTTGCAAACCATTCAAGATAACGAATTCGACCAGCATTATCTTCTACTTGCGCACGAGTTTCTGGGCCATAGTTTGCAGTTCCGGCAAACAGATTCGAGCAGGAAAAATGATTATCATTAATCAAAAAATCAAATCCTAGACATATGAGCACATTATAATTTTTTTCTATTGCGCGCTGCATAGCATACATCCCAGAATTATTTCTAGGATATCTGTTTCTGCCTGGATGCATATCTGCTGGTTCGTATTCTTCAGCTTTTGATCTAGGAAATAATGTATACTCTACAGGAAAATCAGAAGCACTGATCTCATCCATCATTCCCTGATCAACAGCAACCAACCAGTCTGGTTTGAATGTTCTATAGAGGGCATTACATCCAAATATCGGAGATACACCATTAATAGAATTTAGGTCAAAGTTTTTTCGACTCTCACCATTCCCTATGATGAAAGCTGTATTGTTGCTCATTTTTTCCAGTTTGCGGTTAGATTAGGAAATGCGGCTTTTACAGCATCCATCTTAACCTTTAGGCCGCGATTTTTCATACGAAGAACCAACTGCGCATCATGCACATCTAAAACCTCAAGCATTTGAATAAACATCTGTTCGCGTTTTAGATTCGATATCCTTCGTCCATCTGGTGAATCTACAAAGTAGATAAACTTTCGATGTTCAGCCACCAGGCGACCGTGTGCATCTGATCCTTCTGGCATTGGACGAAACGGAGGATCTGTTTCTGGAAGAAGGAATTTGACACCGGGATCCATTCCATATCCAATAACAGCTTTCAAAGCAGCAGATGCATATTTCTTTAGAAGTTTTGTCTGTGCTGCAGAAGTTTTTTGTTTCTCAATCTCATCAATAATTTCGGCCATACTTTTAGTCATATAAATCTCCACATTTCATTAATTAAAACTACTCTATTACTCTATTATTTATACATTAAAAATCGGAAATTGATTCTGTAAGACTTCCGAGACGATTCTGTATGAAGTAATTGAAGATCTTAGAACGATCATTACAATTTGCAGATTCAAATTCTGATATACATTGATTCTGTAAATCCTCTGGGATCATATCTAGATCAATAAGCATCTGATTTCGTTTATATCCACGGAGCATTTCTCCAGAACAAAATTGCTCAGGTTCCATACGAGACCACTCCGCAATCTTATCCCTACGCAGAGGTTTCTGTCGCTTATCTGTTACAAATGTATCGTCCTCCGAAATAAAATTTGGCACTCCGTCTGATCTATCTCCGAGCATAATATGCTCTTTACGAAAGCTCTCTGGATTATTGATTGCGATCATCTTCTTTTGAACAGGCGCATACTGATAAACATTACAATATTTTTGAAGCTGTCCAAAGTCCTTATCACCAGAAAGAATCAAAATCTTATCTGTATTTGCGCCTAAGAATCTACCATACTTATGACAAATTGCGGCAATAACATCATCTGCTTCGCATCGGTCGATACGTATGACTTTGTATGGAAGATGGTCACGGATTTCGTCACGAATCTTATTGAGAGCCTCAAATAGTGTATTCCAGTCAAGACCAGATGAATCTCGTGATTTCTTTCGACTCGCTTTGTAGTGTGGAAATATACTCCTGCGCCAATAATTTTGGGCGTCACAGCATATAACCAATTCTCCGTATTCCTGATAGAATTTTGAACGATAGGATCGTAGAGAATTAAGGATCATGTGTCGAAGCATTTCTTCATCTACGATGTTGTCTTTCGTATATGAAAGATGCATCATCAGATTAGAAATCATCGTCTGATTCAAATCAACAAGTATCATATTAGTCCTATACCACTCGAAGAATTATTGAAAACGCATTTAGACGTCCAGTGCTTTTGATTGGTTTAGTCTTAATGGCATCAAAATATTTTGTGGCACCACGAGATGTTCCCATAACAATATTCTTAGAAACTTCTAATGGCTTTCTAATCTTCTTCGCTATGGAAGTTGTTTCATTAATGTTCTGCAATGTAGAACCTTTAATAGAGATACCATCAGCATCGTTTGAGAAATAATGATCAACACGACGAGTTTTCACATTGAAGATCCATGCCTCGGAAGCGCCAATGAGTTTCGTAGGCTCAATGCTAGTGAGTTTCAGATCTGCGTCACCTTTCATATACTTCAGTCGCTGAATCAACTGATCTGCGCTCTTGACTTTTTTCTTACGCGGTGCTTTGATTTTCTTCAGATGATCTGCCCACAATTTAGAATCATCAATTATCTTTTGATAGAAGTCGTGCAGCTTCTTAATCTCTCGCGGTTTGAAATTAGAATATCCTTCGTTCAGCTGCTCGTCTTTTCCACGAATAACTTCTTTGATCTCTTTAAGTTCTTTCATATAGATCTCAGCGATTCGCTTTGCGTATAGCGGTTTCACTGAGTTATTCTTCAGAAAGGCATAAGAATCAAATGGGATCTTACACTTAGATAGAACAAATTCGTCGATCTTATTATCAAATTCTGCTACAGTCTTATGAATTGCTTCTGTGGTTCTCTTTTGAATATCAATCGGCGCAACCTTCTGAACATCGCGACGCGTTGTGATTTTTTCTTTCCCCG